AGCTGTCTTGTTATTCTTCATTTCATAAAGTTCTGCTTGAGAATCCACGACCTTGACCACAGCCGCATTTCCAGTCTCTTTAACAGAATCCTTCTGCTTACTCAAGTTAGGAACAAAAAGCAAGAGGAGAATACTGATAATGAGAAGCACGACTAGCATTTCAATCAAGGACACTAAAATTCTTGATTGAGCATAAAAAAAGACTTGGCAGCCCACGCTACCAAGTGACATGAAAAACAAAAACATTCAGCGCGTAATCGCCTAAAGTACATATATAGTGTACCTTTATTTAGATTAAATGTCTAATGCAAAACAAAGAATACACAAAAAAGCCCGACTAAAAGCCGGGGGACAGTTCGAGGAATTTATTGAAAGACGCCAAAGTATTCCGATGACTATGTTATCACTTATCTGTGAGAATCGCAAATATAAAAAAGAGCTATGAGATAACCTCGTAGCTCTTGCCTATGATGGATATTCATTATAACACAAAAAAAGCCCTGCGTCAGATCGTATCTGTCCATAGTGGATGCAGGGGGATTGTCATTTCATGTATATTATAGCACAAAGAAATAAAAAAACGCACCAGACCCCGTAGAGTTACTGGCACTTTCCTAGATGTATTATACCAAATAAAAAAAGCCCCAGCAAACGCTGAGGCTCGACCACTACCACCATGATGTCCGAACTGTGGTCTGTCGGGAGGTGATATACTCCTTTTTAATTTTATAGTTTGCGTGGTCTATTTTCCAGTTTGCCCTTGCGTAGCTTGTGCTCGTTCTTCAATAGCCTTAACTACTGAGGCACTAGCTTCATTAATTGCCTTAGAGACCGCTGCCGTGTCGTTTGATTGACTATTCAAGAAACGGTCAAAGTCGCCATCATCCAACATCAAATGTTTAGCGCCGTTAGAACGTAGTTCATCCACTGTGCGCATAGCCCCAATACCGAAAACTCGGCCATTAACGACTCCAACATAACCTTGACTTCCTGACGTACTGCGTACTACATAATCCATATTTTCTTCTTCCTCTTTCTTATTCACTAAACTATCACCATCATTGATGATAACAACATTCTTATCCAATCCACCAGCTAGACCAGTGCTTGTAAACTGCCACCAGCGAGTGTGTTCCATATTCGGATACACGCCCCAATAAGGTTCTGGGCGTACCTCGTAGTCTGGATACGCTGCAATCCATAAGCTATTTGGATAGCATGCAGTAATCTGATCTACATACACGTTAGCCGATGTATATGGTTTGTAGCTGTAATAGATAGGCTCAAAACCATTCGCCTTACAAATGTCCATAAATGCCAATACTGCATTAGTGTTCGCTTGTTTATCACCGCTAGCGCCGTCCTCGTAATCACAAACCAAATAGCGTGGATGCGATGGTAGATTACTGATAAAGTGGTTAGCTTCAGCTTGTGCCGTTGCAACATCTCCACCAAAACGGGCAAAGTGATAGTAACCAATGCAATTACTTGTATTGGTTTGTTGAGTGGCTACTGGACTAACCCAGCCCACGCCCTCGGTCGCTTTGATAACCGTGTTATTAGTCCCAGACGCTTGACAGATACCAGTCAAGTCTCCCGGTTGATACGCTGATACATCGATAAAATAGGCGCTTTCAGTCATGCCATCGAATGGTAATTCAAACCATCCGACCATTTGTTGACTTGGTGCACTCCAGTCGATATAGCTGAAATTACCAGCGCTATCAAGATTTCGAGTGACTTTGCGTGTCCAACCGCCATTGTAGAGGGCGTCACCGTTGCCATCGATATTCTGCTCAATTGTAGTAACTGTGCCGTCTGGGTTTTCTGCGACCACAAAGCCAATATGTCCGAATTGGTGATATGGCAAGCAGTTAGTCACCCACACACTGCCCACTGGTGGATTGTTAGCGCCGTTAAAACGTGTGACTTTAAGTCCTAGACTTTCAGCACGGCTCAACCCGTCAATGGCGTTCATGTAGCTGAAATCATAGTTAAACAAGCCAGCATATTGTAAGACATAGTCAACTAAAGCGGCACATTGCCCACCGTAAGGATTAGTCGGCACCGTGACACGTTGATTCACAAGACTATCAAGAGTGTTTAATAACTGTGTTTTAGATGTCATAGGTCTCCTTTCTTATAATTATTTTTGAATGCTCTGTTTAATTTCCGAGATAGTTCTCTCTAACTCTTCGACCTTCTGTTTTAAAGCGTCAATTTCGCTTGTGGGTAATTGAGACTTTGTTACAAGCGGATCTTCCGCAAATTTATTTTGTTCTAAAACCTGTAGAAAAAAGTTATTATACGTCGGAAATAAACCATAGGCTTGGGAGATAGTCAACGATGAAGATTGTGTATTTTTAATTTCTTTAATATCAGCCCCAACCGCTTGAGCAAATTCTGTGAACTTACTCATAGCGCTCACGCTTTCGCTGTATTATAAACACTCACAAGGTCTTCTTGCTCGATAGTATCGAGACGCCCACCCAATTCAGTCATTTTCGAGATGATACCGCTGTTGGTATTCCCGCCAGCTGATTCGATGTTATCAGCAATCTCCTTGAGTGTGTTAAGGTTTTCAGGGGCTCCACCAATAATGTCGGCCTTAACTTGTGTGATAGCTTGTGTCAAGCGTTCTTCACTGACACCAGTCGCCTTACTGGCAATAGATGCCTTAATTTCTTTAATGTCAGCACCTACGGCTTGGGCAAAATCATGTAATTTACTCATTTAGTTATTCCTTTCAAATTTTAGCTAGATTATAGACATTAACGAGGTCTTCCGTGGTATCACTGCCACCAGTAATCAACCCGGACTCTCGCAATTCATCCGCTAGTAGTTTTAGTTTAGGGCCTTTGTCCGATGGGATAGCACTGTCCACATTCAGTGAGTTCTTCACTTTCACTTTGAAATTGTTAGATGGGAAAATGTGCCCTTCCAGTTTAATTTCAAGGTAGTAAGTGCCAGTAGCTACTACACTGCCCATTGAGAATGAGAATACCCCACTTTCAACGGTAACGTCTTGATAGAGTGCTACTGTTTCATCGTTGGAAAGTGTGAGCTTACCAGTGCCGGACAGATTCATGCGTTTTCCATCGTACCCTAGAATTTCAAAACCAAACACGGAAGTGGTGTCCCCAGATTTGAGAACATCCCCTCCCTCGATTTGGTTGATAGAGGTCATGAGCTTAGCCATAGGCTAGTCCTCACGAGGTTCGTTGTAGTTCAATGCACGTTCACTATCTGCCACACCCTTAGTTGTTGGGTCAGTTACGATACCCAAAATTACCAAGATCACAACAAGGGTATTAACACCCTCTTGAATATTGCTAGGGATATTAAGCCCGAATTGTTGCAACATAAGGAAAACTGCTGAGATAAGAGCTACTAGAGTAGCTTTGTTTTGCAAGCGAAGTTTAAAATTAATCATTGTCATTATTCTCCTTTTCTTCTTTTAAAAAGAATTTCTCTTTATCGATATTTTTTTTTACATACTTGTCAATATAAGGGATTTCAACCCCTAATGCTGATAGACTAGCCAAAATGCTTGAGCCGTACGCTGCTATCATTGCAAAGATAAATGTATCTATGACACTACCTAAATTCATGAAAACTGCGAACGGGTAGAAGATTGCCACAAACGTGAACATGGCTATATGTCCGACTAGCCCTTTTCTAAATTTCGAGCTTGAAAACTCATGGAAGGCCCAAGCTTTGGACACACCTATGATGATGTCGCTGAAAATGATAACCATTAGCAGAAACACCCAAATGTGTTCGTCTATTCCGTGGTCGTAGAAATCTTTGACCACTTGGAAGATACCAAAGATTCCGTCTTGTTTGTGCATTTAACACTCCTTAACATTTTATTTGACCCCCATTTTTTAAAACAAGAAATTCTTAATAATTTCGTCCGCAATAGCCTTGTGCCCTAAATCACCCGGGTGACTTGCCACACCAGCATTGGTAATAGTGTAGTTGGAACCATCTGGAAGTCTCAAAACCTTGCCCATTTCAGACTTGTACTTAGCATCCTTAGAATACTGATAGATGTCAACGAATGTAACGCCCAATGGCTTACAGATACGCTTGATTCTCTCTACGAAGTCTGGTGAAGCATAGTAGATACCTACCCAATAGATTAGAGCCTTCGGAGACGCTGTCCTAATCCAGTTAACGAGGTTTGGAATATCTGTTTCAAGATTCTTGCGTTTCTCGTCGGTATTCAAGTTGTCGCCAAACTGCAAAATGACAATGTCTGTGTCTGGGCCTAGTGATTGCTTCATTTTGCTGTCAAATGTACCTCGTCGATTATTTGGATCAGATTCCCAATCCGCACCATTCCCACGCTCTACTACTGCGCTAGGATTCTTAGACAGAATGTAATTTTTAACAAGAGTGAAGTAATCTTTATCCGGTGCACTAGCGGCCATCCCCATACCCTTAAGCCATGGGTGACTTAGGATTGAGTTACCAAAGACCGCTACACGGCTAGGGATATTTGAAACTGTTGACAGATTGCCATTGTTATCAACTAACAAGCGGAACTTAGTTCCGTTAGGACTGGTAATCATTGGCGTCTTCTTGAAGACTTCGAGTTCTGTAACAATAGGTTCGATTTTATCAGTTCGCTGTTTTAGGGTCTCTGCCTTCTCGGTAGCAGTCTCATTTGCTACACGATAGGTAAACGGAATAGCCTGCCCTGTTTCGTACATGATTTTGCCAGAATATCCTGCGTTATTGGTGACGTGTTGAGCGTCCTGGATCAAGTTGCGTTCGCCTTTTGAGGCGTATACACGGTTATCATGCGATTCAAAAAATAGCTGTTCACCGAAGAAGATTTCCTTGTCTTCACCGCGAATATTAAGTGTATTATATCCAGCTGAAAGCTGTTTCTGGAACACTCGAGGAGATACAATCAAATCATTCTGGTCGATGTTCCCGATGGCAAAATTGTATGTTCCTGCGTCCTTGACATAGACTTGAATTGTGTCGATAAAACCACGGCTCTTGTCCCATTTCTTGATAGGGCTCATGTATCCGAGATTGTTAATCGTCGTTACTTGTGTAGTATCAATGCCAGTGATGTCTGAACCAAACTGCACTTTTGATGTATCCGGCATGACGAATGGCACTTTTGAAGCAATGGCACTGGAGCCAAAATCAAGGTTTTCAAGATAGTGAGCTTGAGCATTTCCACCTTGAATTACCTTTGTAGGTTCGTCTGATGTCAAACGACTAATAAGGATATAGCCGTTCGCTTCAGGCGTGAAATCTTGACTGACTAACACGTCTGTAGTAGAGAACGTTTTAAGTTTCTTACCCGAAATGTCAAAGTAATGAGTGAACACCCCACGGACATTTTTCAGTCCGTAAGTCACGCCAGCTTGCATGTAGAGCCTAGGATAAGTGCCCCATGTCGGTGCGTCGTATGTACCGTTTCCACTACCAGACCAAGCCTTCCCGACCTTAAATGTGCGTTCGTCAACTAACTGTTTAACAACATTGACGAAACTGAGTTCTTCAGGCTTAACATCTAGTGTTAATTTAGGGATTTTAAGAGAGATATACCCGTCTGGCAAGTTTGAAAAATCAACGTTAGCTTTTTTTAGATCCTCAAGAGAAGCGTTAAACACCCTAGCGGTCTCGTCTGGCTTAGAAGATACATAGAGCATGCAATCCTCTGGTGGGATATACTCCATAGTAACTAAGTCGTCCGTTTCAGAAAACTTCTTAACAAGTCGTCCGCCGTCGCTGGAAATCGCAAATGAGAAGATCCCACGGATATTTGATAGATAGTATTTAAACCCTTTTTTAATTGGGATTGGCATGAAGCGAAGCCATCCGTTGGAGGCCCATGTTCCGATGGATGTGTTGTTCCAAAGATAGACTGAGCCTTCAATCTTATCTCTTAGAAGTTGCTCGATTGATTCCGTGAAGTCGATGTTGTCAGCTGTCACTTCATCAACATTCAACCCTCTGGATTGATAGACACCGCCCTCTTTCCAGTGACGGTCCCCTTCGTTGAAGTAATACCATTTCCCTGTATTACTTGCTACTACGATACCATTGGCACCGTTTGGGTAAGTACGTTGAATCTCTTCCAAAGAGCTAAGCACAGCCTTAGGAGCGTTTGACGAAATGGCATTGAGTTTTGACTCAACCCATTTAGTACTAGCCTTTCCGTCAAGATTCTTAGAAATGTTGTCGAGACGGTCTGGGAGCGTGTTATAGGTATCTCTGGACTTAACTACTTCCATATCAGTATTTCCACTCTTAGCAGCATCATCGTAGGTGATTTCCATACCTCGAGCGATAGCCTCACGGACATCGGCTCCTTTAGTTTTTTTGCGGATAGCGTCCACAAGGACACTGATTTTATTAGTGTTTTCGAGAGGGGTCACATCATCGTATAGATTCAAGCGTCCCTCTGCTTCATTTTGTGGCATTAAGCACCTCCTAATTCATTTCTTAAGCGAGCAATTTCAGCTTCTAGCTCACTGATACGCTGAGCACGCTCTTGCTGGCTCATATTGTAAGCTGAAAGTTTAGCATCGTAATCAGCCTTAGCGACATTGTAATCTGCAAGAGCTTGATTATACGCTGTTTTCTCTGCTTCTGTTGCGTTAGCTCCTGGGGCCACTGGGGCTTTAGGCTCAACAGGTTTAGATTGACTAGCAGACCTAAGAGCAGCTAATTGAGCATTTAATTGTTCAAGCTTCTTCTGTTTAGTAGCTATTGACTGATCTAACTTGAGTTTTTCAATCGAGCTATCGGCTTCTTGCGTTTGCAACTGATAAGCTGATAATGATTGGGATTGTGAGCCGATAGTTAAATCAACTGACTGTGGATTGAGTATATCAATCTTTTTTTCTAAGATTTGCAATGTTTCAATTCCAGACAGCGGTGCGTTGATGATCTTGTGTTTGTTCCCAATTCTGAACTTACTATATCGACTATCAATCAAATAGCGCTCAACTGCTGAGATTGTCCATTTAGCCAGTGCAATCTTCTGATTTCGCAAATACTGCTTACCACGAGCCAAGAGAATGCTAGGATTGTCAATTTCTGTCCAGATTACAGACTTACGAATGAACCCAAACTCTTTAATCAAATCCTCGTCAGCAAGATACATCTTCCCGTCATTAACACTTCGAATATCTAATTGTGCTCGTGTGACATCAGGGCTCTGGTCTTCGTCTTGCCCTTGGTTTTGGCTTTGCAAGTCCGCCCCAATCGGCACGATAATGGTAGCAAGGCCGTCAAAATCGACCTCTCGACTGGCTGATTTGATGTTTTGGCCCAGTTTAATTGGGCTTTCTTTGGTAACTCCAATTTCCTTGGTCCAATCCACGTATAGTCTTGTATTGAGCTCTCTTAACGTGAGATAGCCACCGATATTATTGATAATCCGTTCCTTAACCGTCTCCCAGCTCGAATCATATCCGATATAGCGAAAAGGACGGTCTGATTTACCGTGTACTGTGATATTTCTAGGAGTTATCCGCTTAAATTCCTCGATTTGAACGTTTGCGGAATCAAAGATTATCTTGAAATAGTCCTCAGCACCCTTATTAGGCAGTTTCTGAAACCATTGAGCCGAATCATGGAGATATGACAGGAAGTCTTCACAGACAACTTTTTGAACGAATCCGTTCGTTGACATCTCGTTAGCCATTGTTAGGACTCGACCGACAAACTCAACTTCGTTATCTCTTAAGTTGACAACTTCGATGATTGATTTGAACTGAACCATCTTTTGATACATAGTATGATCTAGCGGAATTGCAAACTCTAACTCATGAATACTGTTAATCGCTTGTTTGATTTCACCATGAACAACCTTATTCCCTCTTGGGCTGTATGGGTCGTGAATGACTCTACGGCTTGCAGTGGTCCGATTAAGCTTGTCCCATCGCCTATCAAGGAAACTAGGCCACCAGTAAATGGCATAGCCTGCCTTTTTAGCAAGTTCAACAGGACGCTCTGGGACATTTATCTTCTTCCCTTCAAGATACTCTTTCGAGCCACTTGAAGTGACTACGTAGAAGTGAGATTGATATATACCACTGTCGCTATTGTGGTCGACAGAATTGATAGTACAGTACCAATCATCTCCCCACTTCAAAGCATCGTACCAAATAAGGTCATCTTGTCCGGACTGCTCCGACCAAGTTGGGACTTGCAAGCCAGATATACCATTGCTAGACCTTAAACCCTTGACACGGATAGCGTAGCCTGTGCTACTGATGTTGAAAATTTCAATGCTATCACAAGATACTGTCATGCCATCACCTCATTGGAATAGTGCATTGCTACTGTGCCATTCCCTTGTGCTTCGAAATAGTTGATACCGATGTCGAGCGTTAGAGCAAAATCTTTGTTCTCGCCTTTTTTCAAGTAGTAAATGGTGCCGTTAGCGTCTTTTAGCGTGATATCCTCACTACAGATGATTACTGGGCTGATTGATGTATCTCCAGCGTTGACGAAGTAAACGGGTGTCTTCTTCTTCTCGTAGCCTAGATACCATTTGGTCCATGTTGAATTATCATTTTCAAAATCAAACGTGTCCCAAACATCATCGAAGTATTCATCTTCATGGAATGCGAATGGATAGCACTTAAACACGATGGTAGCGACCAGATTCTTCTTAATCGGATCGTCTGCTACCTTGATGTGCTTAACCTTGCCCATCCAGTAATATCGACGGTCGTGAGTATCTCTTAATTTCCGCTGGGTTTTAGTAACCATGCTTGACTTAATCTGTCTTTCAGCAATCTTACGATTCTCGTAAGTAGTGAATGGCAACTTAAACTCGTATGTAATTTCTCTTGATTCGAATACACGTTCACCAAGAGCGCTAGAAAAATCAAGCTCCCCTTGCATATAAGGGATAGACTCGACAATCTCTTTCTCGTCCGGTGTGGGTGCTTCACGTTTCTGTAAGTACCAACCAGCGTCACGACTATTAAAATCGCCAAACGCTATATATTCTTTGATTTTAGTAATCATAATCTGTGTCGTCCTTTCAATGTTTTAATCGTATCAATAGCATTGTTAAAGTTGTTAACAGTGCCACCTACAAGAGCACCAGTATCAAGCACCATGTTTTGGCCTTGTGCAATTTGTTCCTTGACGTCTACAAGAGCGTCAATCACATCATTAAGTAAGCCTGCTGAGTGAGCAGCATAGGCTTCTTGGCGTGCTGAAATGGTAGCGTCTGGTGTTTTATCACGCAAGACTTCCATTTTAAGCTGACTAGCCATATTTGAAGTGGCACCAGTCAACATCGCATTAGCTCGGACATTGAAGCCGTTAACTTGGTCACGGATAAAATCAAGGCTATTAGCTACTTCTGGCGCTGATTCGTCGATACCTCGAGCAATACCAAGGCCAATCCACCAACCGACTTCATCACGGAAGAGGTGAGAAGGTGAGTTGATTTTGGCTTTCGCTCTTGCTGCTCGTTCTGCTTGTGCTACCAAGGCGTTAGCTGCCGCTGTAACCGCTCCAAGAGCTGAGTTCATACCTGCTGCAAGACCTTGTCCGATGTAAGCACCGGCTGCGAAGAACGCACCATACCCAGACCTAGCCGCTGCTGCCGCTTGGTTAACCGCTGCTTGTGTAACTGCAACTAATTGCTGACCACTTGACTGCATAGCTGAGACCATTTGAGCGCCGCCTGTTCTTACCGCGGCAACTACTTGATTCATGCCGTTTCGGACTGCTGACACGATTTGATTCATGAAGGCTTGCGTGCTAGCGACCATTTGCATACCACTAGAGCGTAGTGCTGAAGTCATTTGCATAGATCCAGACGTTACCGCTTGGACTGCTGACATCATACCTGCACTCACTGCCATACCTAGTGACATCATAGTTGCCTGTAATGTCATTGCTGCCGCTCCAACAGTAGCGAATACGCTAGCTAACATCATGACTTGGGCACTTACCATAGCAAGTCCAGCACCAGCCATCTGAGCTGAACTAGCAAGCATAGCAAGCTGACTAGATACCATGGTAGCCATCATGGAAACCATGCTGAAACCAGTCTGAGCAGTCATGAGTTGAGCACCAAACATAGTCACTGCTGACCCTGCCATCATGAGCTGTGATGTCATTTGCATCAAGCTAGTAGCGAACATCATGAATTGAGTGTTTAGCATGGTCAATGAAGTACCAATCATCATGAATTGAGTACCTACAAGTGTTAAGCTAGTACCTAGCATTGTTGAGCTAGTAGCCATCATGGTCATGCTCGTAGTGATCATAGTTAGTTGAGTAGCCAACATCGTTAAGCTAGTAGTTAGCATAGTCATGCTTGAGCTGATAGAGGTCATACTAGCAGTAAGCGTCATTGAAACTGTACTGAACTGAGTTAGTCCAGTAGCGGCAACCATCAAGGCTGGTGCTAGTGTCATGATTTGTGTTCTAAACGCTGTGATAGGGGCTACAATAGCCGTTAAACCAGCAAGCGATTGACTAGCTTGACTAGAGAACGTGCTAAACGCTGTTCCTGCCGTAGTCAACAATGATTGTAAGTTAGTGAATGATGATTGAATACTTGTAATCGTGCTAGAGAATGATGTCAATCCGGATACAGCGCTAGACGCTGAACTAGACACCTTGCTCATACCGTTTCCGAGTTGGGTCATACCAGTCCCAGCTTGAGCAAGCCCCGCTGAGTTGTTACCGATAGAACCGACACCCTTGGCCACTGCTGCAAGAGATGCAGCCATGTCTCCAAGATTTGTGTTGGTAATCTTAACGACACCATTAGCAAGCTGATTGAATCCAGACCCTGCTTTTTGTGCGGCTGTACCGATAGAATTGAACACATCAGCCAATCCATCGAGAACTGACCTAATGGCACCACCAGCGGAATCGATTACGTCTGAAATACCTTCAAACGCTGATTTGAGACCGTCTCCGATACCTTTGGCCGCAGTGCTGATTGATGTTCCAACAGATTGCACAACATCAGCAATTCCTTGCAATGCTGCTCCGATAGCTGAACCAGTAGCACTGATAATGCTAGCTACACCACTCAACGCCGTACTAATAGCTGTACCGATACCCATTGCAGCGGTAGCAATTGCCATTCCTGCTGCTGAAACAACTGAGGCAATGCCACTAAATGCAGCGCTAATCACACCACCAATTGCGGTAATAATAGGCACGATTTGAGTGATAGCTGTAACAATCGCTGAAATGATTTGACTGATGATAGGCGCTAACGTTTGGACGACTGTAACAATGGCAGAAATCACTTGACTAATGACTGGCGCCATTGTTTGAACGACTGTAACGATGCCTTGAATCAAGGTCATAATGACTGGTGCCGTTGCTTGAATAGCTTGCACAATCAATTGCAATACCATTGCAATCTGTGGCCCGAATTGTCCAATGACTTGAGCAACTTGAACAATGCAATTCGCGATAACCGGTGCGATTGCCACAATGGCGTTAGCGATTATTTGAGTTACTGCCGTGATAGTATTACCGATAATTTGGACGATCGGAGTAATTGCTGTGGCCACTTGGCTGATAGCTGAGCCTATAGCAGAAACTAGTCCGCTGAATGCACTAATAATAGCTGGCAACGTTCCCAAAATAGAAGTAAAAGCATTACCAAATGCCGTAATGGCTGGGGCTGCGTTACCAATAGCTGTACCAACGGCTTCAAAGAGTGGTGAAAGTTTGGCAAGCCCTGGCGCAGCTTCACCGACCGCCTTGATGACGATACCGAATGCCGTGCCAAAGGCTTCAACGATAGAACCTGCTGCCTTCCCAATTGATTCAACAACAGTTCCGAACGCTGAACCTATAGAGCCAATAATTTGTGAAACACCGCTTGCGTGGCTTGCTAGTAGTGAGAACGAAGCAACGATCAATGCAATCCCTGCACCGATTCCGACGGCTGCGATAGCTACGGCACCACCGAACGAAAGCAAGGTTGCTGGATTCAATCCTTTAAGGCCTTGCAAGACAAGTTTCATACCTTGCCCGAAACCTTTGTAAGTTTCAGCAATACCTTTGAATATAGCTGTCAAGATCCCTTTGATTGCATTACCAGACGACTTGATAACGTTTGATATGCCGCTGAATAGCTGAGTAATTGTCGATTTAGAACGTCTCGCACTATTAGCGGCTTGCTCTGTTCCTTCAGCAGCGTCCTCTCCGAACTTCTTGAACGGATTTAGACTCTTGATGAAGTCCAACCCTTTCAATGCAACACCTACCGCTGAAATACCAGCCTTGGCAGTCATGAACCCTGCTACCATTGCCAAAATCCCGCTAGTGATACCGTTTAAGATTCCCGGCGGAATTGCACTGATAAACCTAGATATTGCTGAAACGACTTGAGATATCCAGTTTACAAGCGTTCCAAGAGCTGAGCCAATGCCTGAAATGATTGACTGCATTTCTGAGCTACCCAGCACCTCACCAAGTGATGAACCGATAGTTTTAAGAGCGTTCCAAGTATCTTGCACTGCCGCTTTGAACGATTGAAACGCCCCTGTATCAGCAAATGAGCTGATAAAGCTCCTTACTGATGTTGTGGCAACGTTTAGAGCTTGTGAAATACCGTTAGCAATGTCCCCAAAGACTGAGCCAATGCCCTGCATGAGCTTGCTACCATCAATCTTGCTAAATAGCTGCTTGATTGAGCTTGAAATGTAAGTGAAGGTAGCACCCAGATTTTTCAAAGCTCCTGTATTTGAGAAGCCTTTCCAAAGCGATTGCAATCCACTGCCAATCTTGTCAGCAATGGCGTTGATATCAACCCTTTCGAGGGCATCCGTAAGCCCTACGACCGCCTTGATGCCAATTTGATTGAGTTTTTCAAATTGTGGCATCAACTTGTTAGCAAGAGATTCTTTCATCCCATCAATCGCTTGGTCAACGGTTTTGAACTCTGTGGCCATCTTGCTGAAGGTGTCGTTATTACCGACCTTTGCGATAGCGTCAAAGAAGTCTTCAGTCTTAATCTTGCCATCTTGGACAGCTTGCACCATCTCATCGGTACTCATGCCCATTTCTTTCGCAATGGCGGCAATACCTGCAGGCGTTTGCTCTAGCATGAGTTTGAAGTCTTGCCATTGAACCTTAGGCTTAGCTGCCATTTGGGTTGCTTGTTGGCTCAAGGTCTTCATGGCTTGTTGTGGGTTTTCTGCTGCCGCCGCAAGACCACCAAACCCCTTAACGAGCTCGGTCGTATTCTTTGTTCCAACGGCTGCTAACTGTGAGTAAGTGCTGGCCATGTCGGACGCTGAATAGATTGTCTTGGTAGCGAAATCCTGCAACTCGCCTTTGACTTGCTTAATTTGGTCGGTAGGCATGTTGATCTGTTGCATATTGCCTTCAAAGGTCTTCCATGCCTTAGTAGAACTGTTAAGTTCACCTACCATGGACTTCATGCCATTACCAAGGGCGCTAATACCGCCCATGATAGCCCCACCGATTAAGTTAGCACCTAATACAGACTTAAAGACCGAACCAACCTTACCGGCTGAACCTTTCAAGCCTTCTAACGCCCCTTTGATACGTTTAGCCCCACTCTCAGCGTCTTTGCCGTCAAATAACGCCTTGATGGTGACTGTACCATCTGCCATAGATTATCCCTCCTTTCTAAAATTCTTCTTCGTATTCTTCTTCCTCAACAATCTCGTAAGGGAGAGCATAATCTTTCTGAAGCTTACGCATTTCCTCTTTGTATTCTGCCGAGTCGCCCTTTTGCGGCTTCCATTTCCGGATTTTGATAACTTCCATGAATTTCGTACCCTCTGGCAATCCAGAAAGTAGAGCGTTGAATTTCTTCCAGTGAAGTTTCCCTTGAACATCGAATAGATCAATGCCGTAAGCTTGCAAAAATGACGCATAGATATAGTCACCATCAAAACGAATGTCATAAGGAGCTTTTTCTTGTCCGCTATTGTTTGCTGTGGTCTTCATAGGGTTACCAGCGAGGTCATACTCGACATGGTTGTCCTCTACCGTTGAAAGACTGATATGTTCTTCGAAAACCTCGTTAAACACCTCAGACATTTCCTCGACGGTGAAATCTTCTAAAGTCTCACCGGTCAAGATTCGAATACCAAAATGTGGTTTAACAAACTCTGGGACATCTTCATCCCTCCACATTTCAAAGAGCCGTAGAATGTTATCAAAGGACAGATTAAGAGGAAACTCTTTATCATCGATTACTAACTTGTCTGTTAGTTTTCGTGATAAATCAAGCATTTAGATACTTGTCGAGGGCTGCTTTTGAGTTTTGACTTTCAAATTCCTCTGAAATGCCTTTGATGGCTTCAATGAGATAGAACATGGCATTGATTGTTGACTGCCCAGCGAATGCATAGACTTGTTTAAACGCCTCTTCATCGTTGAAGACTTGGTTAAAGCCGTCTTCTACCAATACCTTCAACGCTCCAAGAGCTTCTTCATCGCTTGTGTCTTGGAAAGCTTGCCCTTTGGCTTGCAAATCTTCACCAACTGCCTTCATGCGTTGAATGTTGCTATCTGACACAGGGAAATTGAGTTGGAACTCACCGAAATCCACTGGAATGACATTGCTACGTTTCTTAATTACTACCATGTTGTTATTTCTCCTTTTTTGAATACGAAAAAAGAGGGTAAGGGCTAAACCCCACCCTCTTAGTTGTCTTATCTTGTTTTATTTAGTTAGATTATCCGCCTACTACTGGTGTCCCAGTTTCTCGGGCAGCACGGCCAGAAGCTTCTGAACCAGTTCCAGCTACTGCTGCGGCTGGTGATGCAGCGACTTCGTGTTTTTCTGGCGTACGTGACCAGTTAACTTGGAACTTGATTGTTTCAAGCTCAGACGCTTCACCGTCACCCACTTCGATTTCAGAAAGTCGAGCAAGACCTTCTTTGTAAGTTTTGCCATCAGCGGTAACTTCTTTGTACCAAACGATAAGGTCATCAGCTACGGCATCTTCCTTGTCTACGACAAAGTTTTGAGCTTTATCAGCATAGTCACGGTGTCCTTCAAACGAACGACCACGAGATTTTGAAGTGATAACTTTTTCTTTGGTTCCATCGCCGTCAAAGTAAGCAACGTCATCGTCTTCTGCATCGTTTTCTGGTGCAGATTCTTTGATGCCCTTGGCAATCCACATATACTTATCTTCAGTTGGTGGAGTGTCTGGATGTTCTGAATCGAACGGTGCGATATAGTGTTTGCGAATCGCATTTTTAAATTTAGCCATTAATTAAGGCTCCTTTCTACTTCAATAGTTGCTTGTAGGTCAAGCAAGTAAATGTAAAAGCCCTGCTCGTCGGCATCGTTTAAACTCGGTGTCTCGACGGTCAAGGCTAGGAATGTATATGAATTGTTTTTACTTGGTAGCTCAAAGCCAATCTTTGAAAGCTCGGTGTTTATCTTCCACAAGATAGCGTTTAGCATTTGCTGGTCCTTTGATTTAATGGCTATCTCATAAGGTAGCGATAGAATCTGGGTGCCAGCCATGTCTTCGTCTTCCACTTTGCCACCGGGCAAGGGATAGACTGAAAGGCTCTCGTCTTCTGAAAGATAATCAAGTTTGCATTTCAACGGCAGTCCAAGCGTATTGATGAAGCTTGCGAGAACTTCTGAAAAATCGTTGTCGTTCATTAATTAACCCCCATGGCACGAAGTGCGACCTTGCCCCAGTTCTTACCATGCTTAGGAATAGCTTTCTTATCCCACCGCTTGCCAGTTCCGGGTGTAGTGTATTTGCTGAAAGTGAAGCTCCTATTTTTGTTATAACTAGACCCATAGAATTGAGCTCTTGCATAAGGTCCCGGATATCTAACACCATCGCTAAAAGCTGAACCGCTAGCGCTCAAAGTTCCATCTCTACGAGGGATGAACTGTTCCATGTCATCTATCATTTGGCTAATCATGGCAACTTTCCCACGTTTGACCGCTTCGGGACTGCATTTCTTTTCAAGCCCTTGCAAGTCAACCTTAACGGTTACATTAGCACCCATCAGATCACCTCGATTTCATAACAAAACACTTTATTTTGCCTTGGATAGTAGACTGGAATAATGGAACGAATCTTATAATCACGTTTACCGTCGTTAATCAAGCCGTTTTCAAAGCTTTCATCAAGCACCACTGAGCAATATTTCGGATAGACGAACAAAACACTGGGTTTTGATTCGCTACGGTTGTTAGTTGACCCGCTAACATTGAACTGTCTATCAAATCTAACGGGTTTTAGGGTTGTGGGCTCATCATACGTTACTTTACCCCAGACATCCGTTTCTCCCGTTAATTTCTTGATAGTGACAGTATCAACTAACATGCGTTTATCTATCATAGCCCACCGCCTTACAGCCAAATCCAGCTAGTGTCAGCCAGTTTAGAGCGTCAAGGGATAGATTGTATCTCTGACCACCGTTGGACGATTTAGAGCCGTTCTGATAGCTTACATGAGTACGTCCGACAGTCATGCTTGCCAACGATGTCTTATCCTCTGCAGTCATAATGCCGCTTGAATCGAGATAAGCGATTTGATAAGCTACCGCCTTTTTGACCGCTTGCCTTCGTGGCTCGAAGTCTGTTTCAAAATCGGTGAAATCGTAGAAGTTTTTGATATATAAATCAACAATGAGCTTAGCTCTAGCCGCTAGTGTTTCAAAGTCTTCTACGTCTTCAAAACCAAGTTTTAAAAATTCTGTTTCGGTTAAATAGGTCATTTAACCACCTCCTTCTGTTATTTTAGGAGGTCTAAGAGTTCCGCTTTGGTAAGTGCTGAAATACCAGTCAAGCCTCGTTGTTGTGCAATGATTCGCAAGTCAGAAACGGTCTTGTCTTCTAGTGTTTCAGTCACTTCCACTACTGTTTCAGTAGCGGAAGTAGGTTCATTGTCGCTCAAATGTCGACGCATTAGCATACCCATTAAGCACCTCCGAACTTAACCACCTTAGAGTCGTCGTACAGGTAGACACCGTAATATTCATCGCCAGAATAAACAGTGGTTTTCTTCAAAATGTCACGGTCATTTTCAATCATGACATCACGTTTCAAATTGATCACGAATGCTCCATATTTGGCATCGTCGTCTGTGTCTGTTTGAAGTGAAGACACTTTAACGAGGAAGCCTTTACCTTCTTCAACTTTCTTAGTGCGGACGATTTGCACGCCAGCCACTTCACCGAATGTGCCAGAAACGACAACGTCAGCACCAACTTCTGAACCCTTCAACCAGTTTTGACCAGCGTCTGCACGCAATTTGATAGCATCTTTTGGATTGATAAGCGCTACATAACGAGCGTCTTCTTCGTCTGCAAAGATTTCCAAGGCTTTGTCAATATTTGCTACTGAAACAGGAGCTTCAGTGATGTTTTGTGTCGCTGTTTTAGCAACTTCAACGATATCGTTATCGACTTTGTTAGCGATAGCCAAAGCAATCTGATTAGTAGCTTCACCATAGACATTACCATGCCCGACCAAAGCGGCTTTATCAGTGATTTCAATAGCTTTACCGGCTTGCTTGATTTTCATTTTTGTTTCTTTAGTGCCAAGTTGGTCGATTGGAATTGATTGCCCTTCAGTGATTTCAGTGGCATCACCAGAATACGTCCATTGTGGCACTGTAAGCTCATCCCCCGGACGGCCTACAAGAGTTGTTTCTACCACTGCGAGTGGTGTGAATTTGATTAGTTTAGGCAATTTAGCTGATACCATGTCAGCCATAACCTGTGGATTGATGACTTGTGCAGTCGTTGTTGTTCCAAGAACCATAGATTATTCATCCTTTCAGTTGTTGATATAGCTCTGGGTCTTTATCAAAAAGCTCTTGACGCTCATTGATTCCCATGCGTTTAAAATCTTCTTTAGTGAGACCATTCTGACTAGCAGTTGGGTTTCCCCCAGCGAAGATTTTAGGCTGTGCTGCTTGTTCTTCTTGTTTGAAAAGATATGGACTTGTTTCTTTCAACCCTTTAATGACCTTATCTAGTTTAGGTTTACCAGCTTCATCAAGTTCGATTTCGTCAAAATTGATGAATTTAGCAAGGTCATCCGAATTGTGAGCGTCCACGTCTTTCAAAGCCAGACGAATAGCGTTTGATTTGGTAACTTGAGCAAGATTAGCTTCATTCTCAGTCTTGTAAGTGTCAAATTTAGCTTGTAAGTCCGTCAATTGTTGTTTGAGTTCCTCACTAGCTCCCTCTTTAGCCTGCAAGTCGTTGAGTGCCTGGCTTTGTTGCTCAAGTTGTTGTTTAAGGCTGTCGTTTTCAGCTTGCAGCTCAGACTTAGCTTGTGATTTAGCGTTCTCAATACCTGCCCCGTACGCTTGCATGATATTGTCAATCACACTCTTGTCTGTAATACCAGCTTCAACTAACATGTCACGTTTCAAACTCATGTTTAAAACTCCTTTGTTTTACGTCCAAGGGACTGAATTTGCCTAGTTTTACGACATCCGACAGGTCAAAAGAAAAACCGTGTCGAATTGATACGGTTTTATTAAGTAGTCTATTCCTACGAGTCAAGATGTTGGATCACCAGCTTTCTTTTTCTGTTGCTTTCGCAGCTTTATCTCTGCTTCAGCTTCTCTCAAAGGGTCGCTGTAATATCGCTCTCTTGAGTAATCACGATGCAAGAATGGATGTTGTGCTAAATAAGACCTCATTGCTGCTTGTCTAGCCTTGACTTGTCCCTTGTACTTGCTTATTAGCTCGTCATCCTCTAGTTTGTTAGCAACGTGTAGAAGCTCCTTAGATTGTCTGATAGAGCGCTCTATAGCTCTCTGTTTAGACTGGCTATTAGCGTTCTTGATTGCTTCCTCTGGTGTCAGATTGGCTAGGTGGTCGGGTAGGTCTGGCTTGTAGTTAATACCTACCACGTAAGGCGTTAGCGTATGATGGCAATTAATATCAAGACAACCACCAGCGCTACCGTATCCGTAGTCTAACAGCGAGTAAATCTTCTCGCCTTCTTCAACTCTAGTCTCGCCAAACGTTACGATTTGATGCTGAATCGGTGCGCACATCTCACGAGCTGCTGGCTTCATCGAGTAATAGAATGTATCGATGCCTAATTCTTTAGCTGGTGCCATTCTAGCTTCACGATAGACACGCCATGATGTCGAATTAATAACTGTTCTTGCGTATGTGTCAGCTCTCCACTGCTTGCCTTGTTTGTCAGTAAAACCATAGAAACCTTTATCAGCCCATTTGATAACAGTGGTTGATATAGCTTTCTGAGGAGTCTCTAAACCAGTAACAACTTTTGCGACAGTCTCCTCAATAATTCCTTGATAGACCTTTCTAACGCTCTTAGGTAGCGTCGTATTAATCAGATTGTCAAGGTCTCCCATCGTCTGATTAGCGTAGTTTGCTAGATTAGTCTGAATAAGATTGTTCGTGATGAAGTTACCATTACTGCCCAAGGCTTCTAGTAGCTGGCTCTTGGTGTCCTTGTATACCTTATAGCCCTCATTCTCGATGACGTATCTTAATTGTTCTTCAGCAACACCAGAATACTCAGCGATAAGCTTGACATTAGCATTGTTGAGCAAACCCATCTCACTCATTTTTTCGAGTTGCCAAAGATATGGATTATCTTCAAGACTTGCTGTCCCACGCTCTCTCACTCGGTCAATTACTTGGTCGAATAAGTCCACCGTTAATTGATGATAGATGTCTGCTACTCTACTAGCGTCAAGCGTTAGTTGCTGGTCATTTAGTTTGATAGGTTTCTTTTTTGGCATAGCCTATCACTCCCCGTAAATCTCCCTTTCGTCGTCAGTTCTAAAACTATCAGTGCTTACCATAGTTTCGTCATTGATGGATTGATAAATCTCTTGAGCTTGTTCTTCTGTCACGTTGAGGGTCTTCTCAATAGCCATTGTTTTCGGTGCGAATCCAGCAGCTACCATTTTAGACCAGTAATCAAACTCAGCGTTACGGTCATTGAATACACCGTCGTCCAAATCCACGCTGATTTCATCCATGGTAGGAATTTCACCAGCGTAGAGATTATAGACTTTGGCAAGCTCAAGGATTGAAATGACAAGTTCTTTTAGTGACTGCTCTACTAGAGTAGCGATAGAATTACGCATTTGATATGTATCTGATTGCTCTGATACTACCTCGGTGGCTGTCTTCATGCTCTTACCGTCAAAGCTAAACATGCCAGCAGACACGCCTAATTGCATTTCAAAAATGCTTAGACCCTTGTTGATTGCTTTGATATAGTCGTCCGAGCGTATGTTAGTAGTAAGGTCAGTAATGCCAATACCCTTATCCATGTCACCGCTATCAAATTGCTCGTAGACATTGCGTCCGGTCTCAAATTCACGTTTAACAACGACCTTCTCACCACTTGAATCGTATTGTGTATTAATCATTTGAGTAGGCACCGCCACTCTACGCTGACCCATCTTGACTTCCCACATAAACTCATCATAAGTGGTATTGATGAAGTCCATCGTAGTCTTAGCATTATCGAAGATAGACAAGCCTAGAGGACTGTTAATGTCCTTGTTATTCATGCCGGGCGGTTTTAGGTAAGTGAATAATGGTCTTGTTAGCCCGTTGAGTGTGACAGTCTCTTCCAAATCCTCATAGAGCATTGATAGAGGGACACGTTGACCGATGCGAGTTTTAGATTCAGATTCGTATAACTCATTGCTGATTGTGTAACTATCTTTAGTCCACTCGTGGAACTCAATTAGACTATAGTATTTAGTCTTCTGACCCTCTGCCTTTAGTGTTTTAGTCACGATTGCAGCACTCGATACATCTTGCGTGTTTGATTGTAGCGGCAAGAATACTGGTGCTTGTACAAATGACACTCTGACGCGGTCCTCATCAACGTAAGGACGCATTGCCAAACCACCAAGAGCTAGACACGATTCTAGGTAGCGTTCAAAGTTCTTTGCGAAGCGGTCAGTCTTCAGTGTCTCATTGATGAATGTATCAGCGGTTTCATTATCAACTTGAATCTTAGCTTGCTCATTGAATACGAGACTAGCAACTTTCTTCGATGCGGTGCGTCCAATAGGCAAGTGATTGAAGTCACGTTTTAACTGTGTTCCATTGCTATCACGATAGCTGACACGGTCAAAACTACCTGCAAAATAGCGTAGATTATCCATGATACGGCTGTATTCTTCTGGTGATATCGCAATCTTAGGATGATCTGTGATACTGTTTAGGCTTTGATTAGTTATCACGTAATTACTCCTTTTGAATATGTTCTTAATGGTCTGTATGATTCCCATTAGTAGCTCCTTTTAAGCCTTCAAATCTAGTTCTCTAGCGTTGTCTAGGACGAAATATTTCATGACGTCGCAACAGTGGTCATCCTCTTTAATAACTTTTGGATCATCAGAATGTATCGTCTTTTCATCGTATCGATACATCTTATGTTCCTCGTAGAATATCTTGTTTGCTGGAATGTCTAAGTAATAGAAACGCCCCTCAGCTAACAGACTGATAACCATATCAATCATGGTTTGATTCTTCTTCTTAGCGACTGGATGCCAGCGTTCCCTATAGTCTTTGAAATACTGGTTACGAAGTGCACCCTCAGCACTATCGATGGTCATTTTAAGCTTAGGCACTCGGTACTGCTTCATAATCTTTTCAATGAAATCATGGATCATAACCGTCAATTCACTCGGCGCCTTCTTAATCACTTGACCGGCTGGACTGTAATAGAATGTATCTAACAAAATCACATTACCCTTTGCAGTAAGGCCATAAGCACCGCATGCAGTCGCTGACTGTTGGTGTCCGGTATCGAGTGCAAATGATATCCCGATAAGCCTATCATCCGTTGGTAAGCTGTCGATAGCGTGAAACGTACTCATGTTATACACTTGGTTTCCAAGCCCAACCGCTTCACCGAGATACAGATAACGATAATAGTCGTAATCGTTCTGTTTGATACGCTCTATATCCTCAAGCATTTGTTCAGTAACAAACCCTAACTTATCGTCCAGATAAGTGCTTGAGTGTGCTAGATAGTTATCATTAGTCTTGATATCCTCAAACCATTCATTGATCCAGCTATACGGATTTCTGGGCGGGTTATACGACCAGAAGAATTGAACAAACGGGGCTTTCTCATGTTTCTGCCGCATGAAAGTCACGTTAGACTGGTCGAAGTCCTCAGCGTCGTTAAACTCAGCCGCTTCTTCATACCACACTGCTATGATGTTCCCGATGTCATTTGATTTCAGTTTCTGGAAGTCGTCTTGCCCGTAGAAATAGAATGTCGAACCAGTTCGCTTATGGACTATCTTAAACGGGCTTACAGTGGCTCTAAAATGATTGTCTAGACCAAATAGACTAATAGCCCATTGAACCTTATTAAACACGCTGTCACGGATTGTATTAGCTACTTTCCGAATGACTACCACGTTAGCTTTTTCGCCTTGCATAATGTACTTAATCATCATATAGACGAGCTTTAGCACGATAACCGAGGACTTGAAAGAGTTCCGTCCACCTTTAAGCACGTTGTAAGGCTTGTTAGACTGCCAGACCGACTTGAAATGCGGGTTAACATTCTTCTGAATATCAATCGTTGCCATCTGGGATATCCTCCCATGTGTTGACAATGTTGAGGTTCATTGTTCCTTCAACACCGCTGTCTAATTGTTCTCTTAGCTTTCTGATTTCAAGCTCTAGTTTCTCGGACTGTTTAGCCGTTGGATAACGTTTCAAGATTTCAACAATCGCCTTGATAACTGTATTGTTGTCAGCCTTCTTCATCAGCCTTTCAACTTCACCAGTCAACGGGTTCATCATCAAAACTTCTTCGTCTCGTTTACCTCTAGCAATGTCGGATAGGATGGACAAGGCTTCTTTGGCATCCATGATGTTCTCATCGTGCATCTTCTCGACTTCAGCTTGGATAAAGCGTTTAATTTCAAGTTTTTTCAAGTTTTGCCCAGCGATACGCCCTGCCGTCTTTTCGCTATATCCGGCGTTGATAGCTGCCTGTGTAGCGTTCCCCAACTTGATGTATTCGCTAGCAAATAGTTTCTGTCGTTGATTTAGCCCAATATGTCCACCTCCTTCACTGCTAGATTTTGTGCATAAAAAAGACAACCCACAAAGTGAGCTGTCTAGCTATAATTATCAATACTAATATTATATCGCTAATAAACGTTCAAATTCTAACATTTATCAAGTGTTTTCTTCGTCTTAATCTCCCAGAAATACAAGACATTCGCCGTTGCGGTAATTCTCCGCAAACTCCAAAACCGCCTGTTCTCTCATTCGGTAGTATTCACTTTCAGAATATCCAAGGTCCATATAGACTTCAATGTTGTACTGCTTGCGATTTCTGCAATAACACTCTATCAAAATTTGGCTGTAATGCCTATCCGATAATGCGTTGATAGCTCTAACAATAGCTTGTAAGTCTTGCTCAGCCGCCACCTTGCGTGTTACCATGCTTTCGGTTTGGCTGTGAACCATTCCATCGAATGACTTGGGTTCTAACGAGAATGAAGCTGTCACTTTAGGGGCGTATTCCAAGCCCGCTATCCGTGTTAGCATGCGATACCTTCTTAGTACCTTTATAGCTTTCTTTTTGGTTGCGGCCTTATCTACTTCCGCAAATAGATTGATACTTGCCATGACACCCCTCTTGTGTGATATAATAGTTGTATCGTGTTCAAAGAGTGCCGGCCATCGTGTCGGTCTTTTTTTGTGTCAGCTCAAGAAACATTAAGAGATTTTATATTGAAAAGATTGAGTATTTATTCTTGGGTGTTTCTCAAGCCTTTTATCACCTCCTGACTAGATCAGCAATACCGGCAAGATTGCTAATCGCTGTATTAAATGCAATTTGATATCAATAAGAAAGAGGGTTTTTCACATCCTTTTTTCTTATATTTGCCGGGTTTTTGTTGAGCAAGGTCTGTCAGCTTGCTCGGTGTCGAAAAAGTGTTCAAGCCACTAAAATCTATATCCATTTTTAGTGTATTTTTGACAGACAATGACTGGCAAAGGAGTCGAACCCTTGACAGCCTGCGATAGATAAAATCGTTATCGGAGATATTTCTCCTTTTCAAGAATAAAGTAGTAGAATTATGGAAATTTTATCCAGTTTCCGCATTGCAGGCATAAGCCTTGAAGAATCACGCCACCAGTAATGCGTTTTAGATTTTGTGAATAATAAATAAAGGAATACCTACTTTCTATGTTTTAGATTTACTGGATTTTTGTAGCATCCACGACCAGTCACGCTTCTGCTGATTTGAATGAAAAAAATAAAGGATTCCTCTTTTCCGTATATAGATTGACTGGTAATAGCTAGCAAGGGAGTCGAACCCTCATAAACCGTTCTAGCTGCACGCCTAACGCATAGGCCGTATATAAGGCACGTTTAACGCTGGGTTTCTCACGACCTACCCTGCCTTTGTTCCGATATTCTAGGGTTATGCGATCAATTTCGTTATCCAATTTCTCGCTCCATTCGTAGTTATTGAAGACGTAATCAATGATTTCGCTGAAAAGCTCTCTTGAAAGTAGCCCTTCCATTTGAATTGCTTTCAAAGGGGTTAGAGCGGCTTTCTCCGCATAGCACAGATTAAGGGCGTTTTGGGTTCTGTTAGCATTTTTTTGGTCGCAGTCCTTGACGTCTCTAATATAGTTATTTAGATTGTTAGGGTGTTCTTTGCGTAGTTCTTCCACTTCCTCACGGAAACGCTTGAATAGCCCCTTTGGCAGTCCTGCGTTGATTTTATCCAAAACCGGTTTAGTGGTTTTACCTCTTGTGTAATTAGTAGACAGATAATCTTGAAGGTCGCCGAATAGTTCGTCAGAAATGATGCCTTCTAGTCTGTCGACAGTCGCTGGCGATATCCTCGCACGTTCAACGACTGCGCTATTAAATGCCTGATAAATGATGCGAGCTTGTACCTCACTGCACTGCTTGACCTCTTGGAAGAACTGCTTATAGGTGCCTTTTTTGTGTGCTTTTCTCAGTTCCGCATGTTCACTGACTAACCGTTGATACAGCTCTGGTGTCAGTCCTGAATATTCGTAGGTTTTACTCATGAGCTTACCTCTGCCAGTTTCGGATTAGTTTAGATATTGCCGATGATCTCGACTGTGAAGATATCTGAATCCAACAAGTCGTATAGCGAAGTTTCTGGAAAACCGATTCCCTTAGAAACAAACATTGCTTTTTCTTCACTGAACGAAACAACTTCCAACCAATCGTTTACTTCAAGAATATCCCCCTCAAAGATTTCTTTGCCATTCTTATCTCTGAGTCCGGTTGATTGCATTAAAACGATGTCATCGAAATTGTAGCGGTTCGTCTGTTCGAAAAAGAGTGTCTTTACACAAATTTCGCTTTCCCCGAAATCGATAGACATAATACCATCAACTTCGTACATGGTTTTAAGATTCTTATCCCATGCTCTATATCTTGGTATCATTGCCCCCGTCCTTTCAAATAGCTAGGAATATCATCCCCAACGTTAACACTGTCATATTGCTCCTTGCTGACAAGGAACTTGCCATAAGATCCGCAATCGAGTGTGTAGAGCTTGCCTACCATAGATTTTCCAGTTACCTTACCATGTAGCTCAACGGCATTATCTGCCTTGTGGATTACCACTGTCTCGATAGGTCTGTTAACCACTCGTAGAACAGTAGTAATATTAATGGCTAGCGAGACCACTAACAGAATCGTTGCGACTGCCAGCTCATTATAAATCCTCTTCTTTTGCGATCGTTTAAGATTAGTCATCTATTCACCCCCACCAAACAGCGTGTGCCAAGCATAAACCGCAGCTACGACAATCAAAATAAATTTAATCGTTTCCATCATCGACCTCTTTCACTTCCACGCCTTGGCAATCGAACACCCAGCCGAAATCGGCATCTTCTAGCTCTTTGCGGGTGAAGGTCGGACGTCCTTTATCCCCTGTAAATTGTGTGCTTGTGAATTGAGGTGTCAGTTCCTCGTCATTCAGGTAATATTTTCCCAAATACTGACCGAGAACAGCTTTTATCTTAACTGTATACTGCTTCTCTTTCTCAACCTCATACCCGTTGAACCACGCTTGAACGAATGTATGCACTTTTTCTAGGATTAGCCAATCACCCACTCGCCCTTCTGGTGCTTCGTTTACCGCTCCTACCACCGTAAGATTGCCCTCACTCTTCACCTTTTCAAGATAATCTGCAATATACCAGGGAATTACTGGCTTAGGGAAGAACGAATCATATAAATCCTCAGCATAAGCTACCGAAATACCTGTTACCTTCGATAGTTCCCGTACTGCTTCATTTCTATCCTTCATTTTCCTCTCCTAACAAAATCTTTTCTAACCGCTCAATTTCTTTGGAACGTACATAAATTCTATTCGTTCCGTCTGCGAACGGTGTTCTTGTAAAAATGATATTAGGTCCAATAGAGATATGTCCGATATCATCGACATTTAAAATCGTGTCCGTGTCAATCCCTTGTCCGATGTTTGTGACTCTGATAAATTTAGCCATTACTACACCTCCACCATTTCAACCTTATACTTCCTTGCGTTGCGATATTTAACACCTCGTAGGCGGTGTAATTCATTAATCGCATCGTTTTTGTTGCTGAAGATATGCTCGCTGTCTTCCATGCCGTCGTAATAGACCACTACTTTATATTTCATGATTCTGCTTCCTCTACTTCGTAATAATCAATCTTTGCAAAATTCTTAGGACTAATAGTAATCATCCTTTCTTCTGGCTCAACCTGCTGCAATTGAAGATAATCTATATTTCCTTGTCCAAGCCATTTCAGCATGTCACGAATGAGTTTATAGTTTTCTTTGACCTTGATAGTTTCATCCATATATGGATTCTGTAATCTAATTTCTGTCATTGTTTTACTTCCTTTACGTTGCGTAGTTCCATCATCTTCCTTAACAAGTCTTCATCTGGTAGCTGTTCCAACGTAAGAATGCGATTGAGCTTCTTAATGTCGATACCTAACTTGATGCTGATAAGTTCCATATCCTTGCGATTAGACCAAAACCATCTTGAGAATGCTTGTGTCTGATCTAATACGCTTGTATGCCCATAGTTGCCCGGAGCATACACACCAACCAACTTGTCTTTATATCTGCTGTTCATCCAAGCTCCTTGATTTCAAGTTCAATGCGTGGATTAGGACTGTACTTCTTACGAGCTCTTAACTCGCAGACAATACTGTCATCCGTCCAGACGATACCTTTCTTGTCAACTTTGTTGTAACCAGCTTTTGAGATACTATCAAAGAGCGATTTGACAAGATTATCAACATCTGGAGTTTTCGCATGCCAAAGCGTTTCAGACATAAAACTCTTGAATGAGTCCCACGTTTTAGCTCTGGCTTTTGGCGTGGGCTTTTTTGATACATTAAGCGGGGCTTTCATGTAAAATACGACATCTACTGAAATCGGACCGTCAAAGAATTGCCCGTCATATTCCTGCTCGATAAGTTGCGAGCATTGACGCCGCCAAGCCTTCATTTTTGGGTCTTCATAGGTTCCAAACTTGCTGAATCGTGGCCTTGTTTGAGGTTTAGGCTCGATATTTAAAATCATTTTCATAGAACACCTAATTAGAATGGCAAATCATCATCGCTGATGTCCATAGGGTTTGTGTTCCCGTACGGGCTGCTATCTCTTGCAAAGTTTGGCCCTTGTTGCCCGTGAGGCCCTGCATAGCTGTTGTCATTACCAAACGCTCCCGACGTGTTGCCTTGAGTAGCGCTACTACCTTCACGCGCCGCACGGCTTTCTAGCATTTGGAAGTTCTCAGCGACAACCTCAGTCACGTATACCCTTTGACCTTGCTGATTCTCGTAGCTACGGGTCTGAATGCGTCCAGTGATTCCAATCAATGCGCCTTTTTTAGCCCAGTTAGCCAAATTCTCAGCTTGCTGACGCCAGATCACGCAATTAATAAAGTCAGTCTCACGTTCGCCGTTGGCGTCCTTGAAGTTGCGGTTAACAGCTAGGCTAAACGTAGCTACTGCGACATTGCTAGGCGTGTAGCGTAGCTCTGGGTCTTTGGTTGTCCTTCCAACCAATACGACATTATTGATCATTGATTTTCTCCTAGAATTTCATAGTTCACAAAGTTATCATCAAGCAACTTAGCGAATTGGTGCCATTGATTTTCACCGCCGTTGAACGTAAGAGCTAGATTGACCTTGTACTGCTCAACGGGTTTGCTAGGTGCTTCCTCTACCGGCTTAGTGTCTTCGATAACCTCACCAGTTTCAGCATTGACCGCCTTAATTTCCTCGTTAGCTGATTGCTTAGCCATTGCTTCAATTTCTGCCAAGCGTGCCGCTTCTGCTTTCGCTTTGGCTTCTGCTTGCTGCTTGCGTTCAATGGCTGCATCACGGTCCTTTTTCATTTGCTTCAAGATTTCAACTAGAGGTGTATCGTTCTGCAGCGCTCTAGTATAAGGCTCAACTGGTAGCTCATAATCAAGGGCCTGTTCCTCAATCATGGCAACGTTAGCCTTGTATTCTTCCAGTCGGTCATACTCAGCCAAAACAAGAGCGTCAATCTTTTCTTCTGTCGCTTTTTTGAGCTTCATTTTCTTATCCATGAAGTCACCGACCTTAGAAAATCTCTCGTACTTGTCCTTGAATGTGTCCTTGTCTAGTCCGGCTAGCTCGCATTTGCTTTCAAATACCGATCTAACGTGGTCAATTCGCAGCATTTTTTTGTGTTCTTTGACTTCATCACGTTTAGCACGTAGCTTTTCAAGGAGTGTCTCCAACGGCTCTAGCGAGGTCGTTAGTTTAGATTCAAACTCAGTGAGTGGGTCTTTGTAGATCCTGCCGATTTCCTTACGCTTGTCATCGAGTTTGTCGCCAAGCCCTTTGAAACGTGTGATTTCTTTTAAGACCTCGTTATATTCCAAGTTGTCTAGTTGCTCGTCTGATAGCTCGCTAACTGCCGCTTGGATAGCTGCATCGAATTTTTCAAAATCGAATTTAATCGCTCCCGGCGTATAGACCGGCTCGATTGTTTCAAGAAAATTGTTCGTTACGTCCTTCATGTTTTATCCCTTTCGATTGTTAATCTGTGCTTGAATGTCGTTGCTTACCACGTTAAAACCTGCCACTAGCAATTCATGGAAGTCATTGAGCTTGTACTTCTTCAAGTAGTAATTAGCTACTGTTTCGGTTGCTTGCCCCGTAATTAAGGCAAGTTCGTTAATTTGTTGCATGATTGTGTCATGTTGCTCGTTGCTAATGAAGTTAGGTTGATGATCGCTTCTTGGCTCATAGCGTGCTTGTTGCGGTTGTGGCTGTTCTTCCACTTCCTCAGTGTCTTCGACTAGTTCTGGCTCTGGTTGGACTGGTTGAGCTTGTTCCTGTCTTTGCTGCTCAATCTGTGCCATTTTACGAGCCTTAACATCCTCTTGCGTTTCTCGTGGGGTAACGTCGATAGGTGCCGCTTGCTCCATTTCATCCGCTGTATATAGACCGCCTACGTTCTCCGAGAACGCATCTCGGACGGCTGCCACGATTGCCACCTTTTCAATCATTTGCCCTGGTGCTTTCTGCCACCAATTCTTATGCGTGTTATAAGCTGATAATTCAACTTCACGATACACTGGACGACTTCGGTCCTTTCGGTACACTTTACACCACCCGCCGATTAAGGTAGCCTTGCGAGGTAAGATTACGCCCTTCTTAGTTTTAAGCTCGCCTTGTTCATTCTCGTAGATCACACCACTTTCAAAACCATCATAGTTTAGATTCTGTTCTGCTCGCTTCATGAAAGCGTCCTTAGACACCACGATTTGAGCCGGGTTGTTACCATACTTGATGAAATAGACCTCTTTAGTAAAAGGGTTAAGGTTGCGATTCTTAACGATTGCTAGCAACGTTTGAAGCTCTTGAGGGCTTGCTTGATGTTTCGGGTCAACGAAATTTCTCAATGTCTCGCCGTCAAGCTGTTGCAAGTCAGTTAAATACGCCCCTTTTGTAGTTTGTAATTGATTTTCCATGTCATGTCCTTTTTATATACCCCTAATTCTCAAATTTTGGGGGTTATTTGCCGTTTTACCGTTTGTCTAGTGTAATTGTGCCACTAGATTATTCAGGACGGTTACAAGCGATTTTAGAGCCATTTCTTGCCCTTTGACTTTTTTAGGTACCAATTCTCCCTTTTGAGCTTGGTGTTTTCTTGAGCTAGTGACAAGATTCTGTCTTGCTGACTGTTGATAATCTCGCCTAGCTCACGACCTAAATTCATGTACTTGTTCCGCCATCGGCTCTCGACTTCGTAAGTTTCTTGTTCCATGTTTAATGCCTACCCTCCCACCACTGCAAAATTAATTATTTTTCGTTATATTTCTTAAATCCAAGAGTTAGTGCTGTGATACCTGCTGCAATGACTACAAGTCCTAAAGTGCTAGCAATTCCTTCTTTTTCACCAGTGTTAGGAAGTGTGGCTTTATAAACTGGCGTATTTGCCACTTGTTTTGGCTCAGATTCGAGTTTGTAAGTAACTGTGGTAGTTTGTACCTCTTTATCTTCACGAGGTGTTACGGGCTTGTTAGGGGTGTTTTCTGATGGCGTAGTTGGTTTAACTGGTTCTTCAGGAATCTCGATAATCAACTCAGGTTTATCGAGGATTGGAGCTTCATTAGGTACGACACCGCCTGACCATTCAGGTTTATCAATGCTTGGTGCATCGAATGGAGTTGTTCCGCCATGCCATTCGGGTTTATCATACTGTGGCGCATCATTAGGAATAACGCCCCCGTTCCATTCGGGCTTATCGTATTTCGGAGCGTCGAACGGTACTGTTCCACCGTTCCACTCTGGTTTATCCAAAACTGGCGCTTCGTTCGGTACTGTTCCGATTGGCTCAGTATATTCTGGTTTTACACGTTCTTCAGGAATACCCGGAATGCCACCGTTAAATTCAGGGATTTCAACTTTTGGAGCTTCACGAGGAATTTCAAATGTTGGTTCTGGTTTGTTTTCGCCTGATGCATCGCCACGGCCACCGACGAGTTGAACATAACTGTATGAAACAGCACCATCTGACTCAGCTTTTAACTCAACCTTATTGGTTGGATTAACGCTATCCTTAACTGCATTTGTCAGTTTGGTTTTATAGTTCAAGTAAATCATATGGTCAAGTCGGTCCATTTTGATTTCAAAGCCATGCTCAGATTTGCTGATTGACTTAACTAAATCCATTGCTGAACCTTTATCAATCCATGGATTCACGCTCTCAATGTTCTTAACTTCAAAGAAGTTATCCACAAGGGTTTGATTGTCACTCATTGTGTCAATCAATGTCACATAATTCAACACACGTCTTGCGTAGTTAACACGGATAGTCCAGTTGATAACAGTTGGGTCATTCTCGTCTTGACTACCCCATTTAGAAAGTAATTCATCTTTACCAATTTCTTGTTCTTTGCCGATGTTGACGGTGATCACTGTCCCATTGAAGTTTACTGTGACTGGCTTGCCACTTTCGACCTTGTCTGTCCAAGTAGCGTCCATTTTAAGACTCATTTGCTTGTTAAGCGGATGAGATGCAAAGTAGTTGTTAAATACAGTAGTCACAGTATTGCTTGCTGTGTCTGTAGTAGCTTTACCAACAACTTGCTTGTCAGGATTGTAAACATCAAAGTCAAAGTTAGTTTGAAATTTCACTTCTTCAGGTAAAGTGAACTTAACCTTATCCCCTTCATTGATAGCCATATCGTCAGGGAATTTTACATCCTTGTATTCCACTGTGAAGCCTTGGTATTTACCAGTTCCTTGAGACTGGTCAACCTCAACATTAGGGTTAGATACTTGGATAGTGTCACCCTCTTTAACGAATGTAGTAGGTTGCGCTTCGACTGGCGCTGTAGTTTCTGCCACTGGTTGCGCTACTGGTGTTTCTGTAACCGGTGTAGGTTCTGCCACTGGTGCTGATTCGGTAGCAACCGCTGGTGTTTCCACTGGTGCCACTGTTTCAGACGGTGTCACTGTAATGTTGCCGCCGTTATCAGCGGTGTAGACGTTAGCTGCAGTTGGTTGTGTGTCCACCACTGGTTGAGTGGTTTCGTCCGCTGATACTGCCCCTGCACCGATAAGCAATGCTGTAGCAAGAGCTAGCGTGCCGCAAAGCCCGAAAGCTTTAGTTTTAACGTAAGATGGTTTTGCAATTGTTTGTGAAATCATGGTATAATCTCCTTGGTATAATTTTCTTGCACAGGCCCTTACCTGTGCTTTTTTAGTGCTCTCAACGTGCACCCATAGCCCCACCGTGTCCTGTTTTTCAATGTTTTATTAGACTTTTTGGGGAAGATTAGGAAAAAGTAATTTAGTAAAGTTTTTTTGGGGAAAAATTATGGGTATAAGTTACACTCCACGGCAGGGCCATGGCTGCACGCTGAAAGATGTTGCTATTTGGTATATTTCTGTTTAAGTCGTTCGCTTTTTTCTTCGGGTGTCTCAACCACCTCGAAAAAGTATTCTGGCTCTTTGGTTTTTTTCTTGGAAAATAGTTTTCTTAGTAGCTTCATGAGTTACCCCACTAATTGATCTAATGGCAGTCCGTGGTCAGCGTTGAATCGCTCAGCTTTTGCTGTGTAAGATTCCCATTGTGGAACTTCATAGACTTCTACTTGTTCTTGTTTCTTGCTCCAAATCCAGTTAAAAATTTTCATGTTGTTTCTCCTTTAGTTGTTTGATAATGCTTTTGATTTCGTTCAAGACAAACTCGGTGTCTTTGTAAGTGTGGCTGACAAATGACCACCCATTGCTAGCTAAGAGTGGGTCCCAATCTCCGAAGTGCATGCAATCAAAACCGATATAGTGGCCGTCAGTCGGGAGCTCGTCCCAACAGTCATTGAATGTAATACCACCGTGACAGTAAATTTCGTCAATGTCGATATCCAATCCGTCAGGCACTTCGACATATCCGCATAAATGTCCAATATATCCATGCCTTCTGATACAAGCATTGAATCCATCAATGACGTAAGCTTTACTTCCGCCTTCGGGAATGATTTTCAAATCTTCCTCATAGCGTTCTTGATTAGTCATATCTGTCTCCCTAATTTAGAATTTCACCGTTGCTGAACACTCCGAAGCATGTCCCGTCTTTCATGATGACGTCCACACCGACATGATGAGCGCCGTTTCTGTCAAAACGGATGTCGTCTGTTAGGAATGCTTTTTTGATTCCGAAGTTTTTGAAAAAGTTGACCATGCCTTTATTTGTTTTTAGTTTTTTCATGTTTTTTACATCTCTTATTCTACTAACTATGATTACTGCATTGTTGTCAGTTAGTAGTTATTATTAATTAGTGCCGGTAGGCTCTAGATTGTTGTTGGTTAGTGCGTGACAACGCCATATTATTATTACTTAGTCTTTATTGTTTATTAGTTATTATTAGTGTCGGATTCTTCAACTTTTGAACTTTTCAACTTTTGAACTTTTCAACTTACGTAAAATTCAACTTTTGAACTTTTCAACTTACGTAAAGTCAGTAAGTTGTAACTCAGTTATCCACAACTTCTGTGGATAACTCTTTTTCAATCCGACTAACCCAATAATTCCAATAGCTATCTGTAATCGGTATGTCTTGGACAAGCGGATAGGTCTGAACCCCTTTACCACGTCCCGAACTCTTTCGATAGATACGGATATATCCCGCTTTCTTCAATTCGTTAAAGGCTGTTCGGTGTGCATCTCTGCCGCTTTTTGAACGCTTGGAAAGTTCCTCAATGTAAGGCCGCCAATCGTCTTTGTTGGTCATTAGCACCCATAACAAGCCTTTAGCTTGTAAACTCAGTTCAGCGTTTTGGGCTGAGTGGTTATTCATTTGAGTATAGTTACTGTCGATGTTTCGTTGGATATACTTCATATCCCATGACCTATGCTCCTTTCTGGTAGATGCTTGCCACGATATCGTAGTAGCTATGCCCTGCTGGTATCGTGTACTTAGTTAGATCATCAACTCTGGAACCGTCTGCCATAATGTTGATTATGGTGGGTTCCCATTTTTTTCGTTCCATGATATAATTACCTCGTGAATTATTTTGCTAGTCCCTCGATGGAATTGCCGTTCCAGAGGGACTTTTTTGATAAAACTGATTTCAGCGGTCTATTCATCGAATTCAGACATTGATGTTTGAAGTCCTACAACTGCCATCATCTCATCAACATCAGTAACGCTTGGTGTAAATGTGATGGTGGCTTTTGGTTTTTTGCCCGCTGACATTTCTAACTTAAAATCAGTAACGCCACGTCCTAATTCCCAGTCGTTGATTTTTATTGAATATCCTGAAGAATTAAGGGATTGACCCTCACTTGGTTCTCGTTTAGGTTTAATACTTAGTTTTAATTCTTTCATGTTTGCTCCTTCTACATGTTCAACCATTTCCTAACCAAATCAGTGCTGTCAACGCTGTTGATGGTTTCAGGAATGGCAGTTAACTCTACTATCTTGACCCAGTAGCTATCTAGCACTTTCTTATCAACGTAGACCGCTTGTTCGCATAAACCGATGTGTCCATCAATGACCATCGCTCTACGGATAAGTAGGTCTTTTTCTGTTTCCAGTTCAATACGTCCAGCAATATTGCCAGAGATTTCAAGGTACTTGTATGGTTCTTTCATCCTTCCTCCATCCCTACCCCGCTACTTCGTCTTCACTCAAAAACTTGTTGATAAAATACTGCTGACCCTTACCTGTGACCTTCGGTGTCTTGTTCACACTGATATGTCCATCTGCGTGTTGCACGTTTGTTTCCTTGATTTCAAAGAGTTTCAAGTCCATGCTACGTTGGGTTGGCATGTTCCAATCTGAGCCCTTGCGCTTAATCAGGTAGCCGTTTTCACGCATCCAAGCAAAGAGGCGATTGGCACCGATTTTGTAGCCGTTTTGGCTAATGAGTTTGGCAAGTTCGCCGACCAAGATAGATGTGTGACTTGCACTTACTGCGTCATCAAAGAGGACTTTGGGTTTGTCCGCTTCAATCTGTGCTTCTAGCTTATGAACTTTCTTGTCAGCCATGAGTAAGGCTCTTGCCATGATTTTCTCAGGGCTGTTGTAGTCCTTTTCAATTTGGATAAAGTATTGACGGACCTCTTTTCCTTTTTCGGTACGTTGAATCATGGCAATTTCTTTGGCCATGTCTAGCTTGATGATGTGGTCAACTTTATTCTGTCTACCACCGTTTGAGTTGTGTCCAAAAATGGACGTTACTAGATAATCTTGATTTTCTGTAAAGCCATACTCAGTCATACGACTAAACCAGTTATCATATCGTGTTCTGACTCCCAACGCCTCATGTAATTGCCTACCTGAGACTATAGGTTCTTGGTTTTCGTTTAAAGTTACGTTGATTAAATTATTCATGTGTTATCCTTTCTAAACACGGCTAAACCGTGTTGTTGGGTAAAAAAATAATATCATTGTAATTGGTATTATAAAGTTTTTCAATTTCGCCAATTTCAATAGCGTCAGGAAAACTTTTAGCATTTTCCCATTTGCTCAAAGTCGACGAAGCAATCCCTAATTTTTCAGCAGCCATTTCTTGGCTTAGACCACTATTTGCACGTAAGGCTTTTAATGTCATTTTTTGCATATTCTCACCTCACTTTCTAAATTCATCTAGACTGACTTCTAGTGCGTCAGCAATTTTGCACATATTTGTCCAAGACATTTCTTTTAATCTTCCTGCCTTGAGGTTTGAAAAATTAGATGCGTGGACACCCGATTCTTTAGCTAGCCGATACATTGACCAGTTTTTAGATTTTAATTGTTGTTCAATTTTATTCCACATTCAAAACACCATATGTTGTGCTTTTCAAGCACATTACATCCTTTCTTATACAATATGTTGATAAACAAAAATATTTGTATTATAATATATCTTGACTAGGACCTCTCACCGTTTTAGTCAAAATTCCAACAGAAAGGAGAAAAAAATGAGTAATAACTTAGCGAAACTTGATTTGATATTGGCGCAAGGGAATATCGCGAAAGATACAAACAACAAGTTAATAGTCCAAACAGCTGCTGGACAATATATTGGTGAAATTTATGATTCTACTGATACAAAACATTCTTATATATCTACGATTTCTCAAAACATAAAAGATACGCGACTTTCTGAATACGATGAAAAAAATCCAACAGCATTTTTTTTGGTAGATGTTGAACTTCGTACTTCTTCGTTTGGTGGTCCATTCACAATGCCATATGTTTGCTTATTTATAGATCAGATTCTGGGCGTTTCAATGGGGAATTTAGAACAACCGATTGAAGAATAGCATTTTGGTCTATTACAAAGTCTATCGAGCTTCTGATAGGCTTTTTTCTTTTTCCGCTATACGGATACCGTTTTGGTTTCATCCTCTCACCCCCTTTTTAGCGTGTCAAATTTTGATGCGCTTTTTTGATAGACAAATACATTTGCCGAAAATGTTAATTTGTATCCAACTTTCAACATACCGAACATCGCCTTCAGAATATTTTGTTATGTAGTGACGGAACATTTTTTACCTCACTACTAACCAAGAAATCAACCCGATAATCAAGCCCAGCAAAACCAAATTAGGAATTAATCCACCTTTTAGTTTGAATTCCACTTCTTGATTCCCGTCTACTGATTCATTTTTATAATGAATGTCACCAAAAAGAAACTTCCTCCACTTCATATTTCTACTTCCTTTCTTGCGAAGGTACAACTAAATATGTTAAACTATAACCACACCCCACAAGGGGGAGGAAGCTTATGCTTCCTTTATTGAACTACCATTCAATAATGTGTTTGAATTTGAGCTTAAACCAGAGAATTTTGATTTCGAACTCTAGTTCTCTGTGTTTAGGCTTTTTGTTATGTTTAGCCATTAGCTGTACCTCCTGTTTTTTTGTTAAGGTCTATCTCAACCTTACGAATATATTTTAACACGGTTAAACCGTGTTGTCAACATAAAAACAAATATTTTTTTATTTTTTTAAAAAAATTTTGACAAAAACACGGTTTTTCCGTTATAATATAATCACAATAATAGGGGGTGATATTATGAGTGGCTCTTTAGGTAATAAAGAAGTTATGGCAAGTAATATCCGTAGACATTTAGATAAATTAGGTTTAAATGTAAAAGATTTTGCTAATGAAATGAACTTTAAATATAGTACTGTTTTGGATTGGGTCAATGCCAAAACATATCCAAGAATCGATAAAATCGAACTTATGGCAAATCATTTTAAGGTGGAAAAAGCTGATTTAATTGAGAAGTATGATCCAAGTAAAAATACATTTTCATCTAAAATCAACTTTGACCCAAGACAAGCAATTCTCTTATCTAACTATTCCAAGCTCAACGAAATACGCAAAAACAAGCTACTAGCTACATCTGAGACACTTTTAGCTGAGGAACAAGGGAAAGTTATAGACATACAAGAAAAGTTAGCTGAATACGACTCCAAAGAACGTGTCAGCCTATCTGTCCCTGGTAAAGTATCAGCTGGTACTGGGTATTGGCAAGAAGATGACTATGATACAGAAGTTGACTTCTATGCTGATGAAATACCAGATGAAAAAGACTATGACACTATTGCGGTTGTTGTCGGGCACTCAATGGAACCGAAGATAAAAAATGGTGACTTTTTGTTTATCAAGCTGACTAGTCAAGTTGATGTTAACAAAATTGGTATTTTTCAGGTTAACGGTGAAAATTATGTCAAGAAATTAAAAAACGACCACCTACAGTCGCTAAATACAAAGTATGCTGACATCAAACCAGCTAAAGGAGACGATTTCAGGACTATTGGTGAAGTCGTGGATATTTATCGGGAGAGATAACATGAGTATCGAAAGTAGACCAATGGAAGTGATTAAACACAACCTAGATTGTCAATGTCATAGACGAAGAGAGTGGATTAGAGTCAATGATGAGTGGCATGCTATCGAGTTTTCAGTAGATGACCCAAATGATCCACCTATGACCGAAGAAGAAAAGGCCAACGTGGCCTTAATTCTTCAACAACACTTACCGAAAGAGTAAAAACAACTGTTTCTAAAATAGAAATAGTTGCAAACAAAAAAGCCTGTGCTCTATAAAGTTTGGCGGCTTCAAGCACAGGCAATCAATTAGCATAGTAAAACAACGATTTATAAAAGTGTTTTACTATGCTCTATTTTATCACAGAATGGAGTGTAAAAGAATGGAAAATTGGAAAAAAATCGTAGGCTATGAGGGCCTATATGAAGTTAGCGATTTAGGTAATGTTAGAAGCCTAGACAAAGTTGTGCCAAAATGGGACGGTTTCCGATTGTTGAAAGGCAGAGTTCTGAAAAAGAAACTTACGCAATTTGGATATCACTCCGTAGCGCTAACCAAGAACGGAAAACCGAAGCATTACTTTGTCCATAGACTTGTTGCTACTTGTTTTATTGACAATCCAGACACAAAAACGAAGACGCAAGTAAACCATATTGACGGCAATAAAACTAATAATGCTGTTGACAATTTAGAGTGGGTTTCTGCTAGCGAGAATATTAAACACGCATTTAAAACTGGTTTAAAATCAGTGCAGCAGTCTCAAATTGACACCATTAGGACGCTTGGGAAAAATAGTAATAAAAAGGTGCTTCAAATGGACCTGGATGGGAATGTGGTAAAAGAGTGGAACAGTATGACGGATGCTAGTAAAACTCTGAAAATTAACCTTTCTTGTATTTCAATGTGCTGCAAAGGTACAAGAAAAAAGGCCGGTGGGTTTGCTTGGAAGTATTCTGAATGTAGAGGTGACTCGAATGATTAGGAAAGTCGCCATATATGCACGAGTTAGCACCATGAATCAAGCTGAGGAAGGATACTCTATAGACGGGCAAATTGACAGTTTAGAGAAGTATTGTGAAGCTATGGGGTGGGATGTATATAACAAGTATATAGACGCTGGTTTCTCTGGTGGCAGTTTGAAACGCCCTGAAATGACAAACTTGATTAACGATGTAAAAAAAGGTTTGTTCGACACGGTTTTGGTTTACAAACTCGATAGACTATCACGAGATGTAAGAGATACACTTTATTTGATTAAAGATGTGTTTAATATAAATAAAATTGATTTTGTATCCATCCAAGAAAATATCGATACTTCTTCCGCCATGGGTACTTTGTTCCTAACTCTTTTATCTGCAATAGCTGAGTTCGAAAGGGAACAAATCAAGGAACGCATGCAGTTAGGCAAACTAGGGCGGGCAAAATCTGGCAAATCGATGCAGTGGGCAAAGACCTCTTACGGCTATGATTACATCAAAGAGACTGGCACGCTCTCAGTCAATCCTTATCAAGCCCTAATCGTCCGAAAGATGTTCGAGTGGTATTTATCGGGGATGTCAATAACCAAGCTCAGAGACGCTCTCAATGAGCAATACGGGCAAGATAAAGAGTGGAGTTATAGAACAGTGCGGGTTATCCTTTCTAATCCGGTATATTGTGGGTACAATCAATTTAAAGGGCAGATATTCCCTGGCACTCATGAAGCTATTATCTCAGAGGAAGATTTCAACAAAACGCAAGAGGAAATTAAAACAAGGCAGAGGACAGCTGCCCAGCGATTCAATCCCCGACCATTTCAGGCTAAATACATGTTATCTGGTATAGCTCAATGTGGCTATTGCTCAGCCCCTCTTGCTATCAAGCTAGGCATGAAACGAAAAGACGGCACACGCTTAGTCAAATACGAGTGTAAGCAGCGACATCCTCGAAAAACCAAGGGCGTGACTGTTTATAATAACAATGAGAAATGTGATTCTGGATTTTATTTCAAGGATGATATCGAGCACTTCGTCCTAACTGAAATCAGCAAGTTGCAAACTGATTCGAACTATATCGATAAGCTATTTTCAAACACAAATCAAGAGACGATAGACCGGGCTAGCTACCAGAAACAGATTGACAATCTGACCGCTAAAATTAGAAGACTTAATGATCTATACATTGACGATAGAATTTCACTGGAAGAATTGCAAAAGAGGTCAAGCGACTTCATGGCAGAAAGGACAGCACTCGAAAAAGAGCTAGACGCTGACACCTCTCTCAAAGCTGTAGAGCGGAAAGAAGATGTTAGACGGGTGCTTGATACCAAGGACATCTTCACGCTTGATTATGAGCAACAGAAAGCTATAGCACGCGCCTTGATAAGCAAGGTTCGAGTTACTAGTGAATCCATCGTTATTTTATGGAAATTATAGAGCGTTTTACTAACCTTTATTTCAATTAGCGTAAAAGCTCGTAGTTTAACGGCATTCAATTTTTTTAACATCATTT